CGGACGACAGGAGCAGGACGGGAATGGCCACCAACGACTCTTACGAGTTCGATCCGACCCCTGGGTTCACCAAGAACACGCACCAGCAGGGTCAGGACTTCGGAGACGATTTCCACGCGCCTGCCGTGCAGGAGCTGCTCCTGTCCATGGTGGCCTACACCCAGCGCGGGGTCACCCTCGCGGGCGGGCAGGGCGTGCTTCCCACGGGTGCCATCCTGTCCAGGCACACCGCCTCGGGCAAGTACTTCCTGTACCAGCCCGGGGCGTCGGACGGCCGGCAGACCCCGGTGGGCGTGCTGCGCGACGGCCGGGATACCGGCGGCACCGGGGCAGCCCCGGCCGGGTACACCTTCGGCGGCACGCAGCCTGCCTGGGCTCCGTCTCCCGGCGGCAAGGCAGCCGCTGACTGCCAGGGCAACCTCGTGTGGCGGGGCAGCCTCAACCTGAATGTCATGTCCGGCACGGACTCGGGCAACATCATCAACGGCAACGGCGTGGGCTCCGGGGCAGGCCAGGCGATCTCGCTGCTGGGCGGGCGCGTTGCCCAGTTCGCCGGCCCGGTGGCCGGGCAGTTCGCCCCGTTCCCCGGCGGCCCCATGGACGGCGGGAACGCGCTGGGCACCGCCCAGATCATGGCCTTCATCTTCTAGCACGGGTACCATCAGTACCGGCGCAAGTCACTCATCGCAGCCCCTGCCGCTCAGAACTCGGCAGGGGCTCCGGTGTGTAAGCTGACGGGCGGGTAGCTTCCGAGAGACCCTGGCACGGCCCTGCCTTCTCCCCCCCGAGGCGGGGCCGTCGTCATGCGTAGTAGTTTGCGTGAAGGCATGCGAGCGCTGTGGCGGGTCGTATAACGGCAAGGCCCGGGGGAAATCAGGCCTCATCTGCCCGGACTGCCGGACGTCGTGCATAACGTGCGGGCGTCCGAAGAACCCGAAGGACCCACACCGGGAGTGCTACGACTGCCGCCGTGCCGGAAAGATGTGTGCTTGCGGTAGTCCAGTGCTCGGGGCAAGAACCAAGTGCTGGGCGTGCCTGGCTGACGTAGAGAGTGCTGCCGCCCGGGATCGTATCTACTCGCTGGCCCCAGGCCGGTATGGCCGGATGCTGGGAGAGCAGCACGGGCTGTGTGCCATCTGCGGCCGTCCGGAGCGCTCGGTCAGCAAGAAGACCGGGAAGCTCTACCCGCTTGCGGTAGACCACGACAGGTCCTGCTGCTTCGGGTACCGAAGCTGCGGCCGGTGCGTGCGCCAGCTCGTCTGCCGGAACTGCAACGTCCTCATCGGCATGGCAGGAGATAACCCCGAGCTGCTTCTGGCAGCTATCACGTACCTGACGAGATGGCGGGTCGATAAGAGAGACCAAGGTGTGTTGAGCGCCTAGGTCAGCCTGTGGCTCTGATCGGAGCGGTGCAGACCGGGCACCCGGCTGGGTGTCGCTGATAGTCGGCAAGTCATCTTCGAGAGGGTTTTCGGAAAATGCCAGACATCAGCCTGCTTGAGCCGGTGGTTTTGAGGGGCGTTGTAGAGAAGTTTATGACCCCGGAAACCCTGCTGATGCTCAACCGGATGAGCCAGACGCCGTGGCCGTATCCCTCGGCCACGTGGGACGTGATCAAGGGCTCGCGCATGGTCGCCAAGCCCAACGTCCCGAACTCCGAAGCGCATATCATCTCGCGTCTCGGCCGTTCCCAGGAAAGCGCGTCCTTCATTTACCTCCGGGAAAAGAAGGTCTTCGAGCCGACGACAATTCACTGGCTCCGCACCCCCGGTGAGCTGGCCCGCATCAATGCCGAGCAGTCCGTGCTCCGCGAAATCAACGACCTCAACATGAGGTTCGATAATTTTGCGGAGTGGGTCCTGTGGCAGGCAATGGGCGGCGGAATTCAGTACAATTACGCCGACGTCCAGGCCACGGTCAACTACAAGTTCCCGCAGTCGCACTTCGTCACGCCGGCCGCGCCGTGGCTCCAGAACACGAGCCTGCTGTACCTGGGCAACTCGGGGTCCGGCCTTAACCAGGCCAACACGCTGGGCCAGGCCAACACCAACCTGACCTTCGGCTCCGGCGCGGTCACCTACGCCACGCCGTTCCAGATCATCGAGGACGTGCGTAGCTGGAAGCGCCTCGTCCAGGTGCACGGCCGGGTCCCGGCCAAGGAGTCGTTCGCCACCTCGGTCACCATGGCCGCGCTCATGGAGGCGTGGGTCCACGCGGGTGCCGGTGCCACGGTGAACATCCCGGCTACCATGATCAGTGACCGGATGAAGGATGAGTACTTCTCGTCCGGCATCCTGAGCGGGTTCATGGGCTTGACCTGGCACACGGTCGAGCAGGTGTACGAGAACGACCTCGGTGCCACCACGTTCTTCGTCCCGGACGGGCAGATTTACCTCGGCAACTACACGGACCAGCGGCCCATCGAGCTGCTCATCGGCCCGACCGCCGACGACGAGGCCCCGGCCGGCCACACCGGCAAGTACGCCAAGACGTGGAAGGAGAAGGACCCGTCCGCACGCCAGTACCTCCTGGAATGGAACCTGCTCCCCATCGTCACGCGGCCCGAGCAGATGCTGGTGGCCACCGGGATCATCGGGAACGGCACCACGAACATCCCGGCTGGTTACTGGAACGGCGGCGGAGGCACGATCGACTAGCCTGTAGCTGGCTGGTAGCCAAGGAACCCCCCGGTGCAACCTGGGGGGTTCCCGGCTGTCTCGGGCGTACTATCTACCGTGCCGAATCAGTTCCTGGAGTGGCGGGCCTGCCACGGGACCAAGCGGACGTACCCGACCCGGACCCGAGCGCGGCTCGTCATCTGCCGCATCTGGCTGCGCGAGCGCCGTATCGACTCCTTGCAGCCGTACACCTGCACGTGGGCGGATCACTGGGAGAGGGGCCGGACGGCCGCGCCGCACATTCACATCGGCCACGCCCGGCGGGCCTATCCCGAGCGGGCCGGGCACTGGCTGCGGAAGTACCTGCTGTGGCCGTTCTACCGGCTTCGCCGGAGAGTCAGGGCTCCGTTCCGGGCGCTGCGCCGCCGTTATTTGGGCCTTGACAGCCTGTAGTCCCGGCGCACACTGAAGGTGCGGGATAACACCGGTTCGCTTCGCTGCCGGGAGGAGGCGGCCGGCAGACCCGGGTCCGCCGTCCCGGTCTGCCGGCCCTTCCGATCCTGCAAGGCATGGCAGCCCGCATGCAGTACGTCTATGAGTACCTGGACGCGACGTACGCCGCTGATCTCCAGGCCAAGCTAAATGCCCGAGCTGACGCCGGCTTCGCGGTGAACACGGCCACCCTCGCGCACCCGTACATGTTCGTGCTCTGGGAGCGCGCGCACCCGGACGCAACTGACGAGGAGAAGCGTGACAGCCAGCGCGGCGGCGCCCGCCAGGGCGGCAGTGCCGGAGGCGCGAGTCCGAGCGGTTCCCGTGCCTAGCAGGGTCGTTGCCTTCACCGTCTCCGGCCAGCGGGAGAAGTACCTGCGCCAGGCCCTGGACTCGTGGGCGCGGGTGCGCGGGCTGGAGGACTGGACACTGGCTTTCAGCCTGGAGCCGTGCGACACGGTGTTCCCGGTCGACGCGTTCTACGCCTGGCTGGAAGCCACCTTCCCGCATGTGCACCTGCTGAAGAACCCCCGGCAGCTCAATGTCACCGCCAACACCCGGCGGGCCATGGACCTGGCCTTCACTGAGCTGGGCGCGTCGTTCGCGGTGTGCGCTGAGGAGGACGTCACGGTCAGCTCCGACGTGCTGGAGTACTTCTCCTGGGCTGCCTCGGAGTACGCCGTGCAGGAGCAGCTCGCCGTCGTCTGCGCGCATGCTAGGCTGAGCGACTCGCAGGACCTGGCTGCCGTGACCCGCGCCGGGTGGTTCAGTCCTCTCGTCTGGGGCACCTGGGCAGATACCTGGACAAAGACCATCCGGCCCGGGTGGGGCGGGTACGATCGCAATGCGCAGGCGTGGGATACCAACCTCCGGGTCAACCTCCAGGCGGCCGGGCTTGAGTGCCTGTTCCCGGCCCGGTCCCGGTCGCTGCACTTCGGGGAGTTCTCCACCCAGAACGGGGCCGACATCGCCCGGTACATGTACGAGCTGAGCCGGTCCGAGTGCTTCGAGCCGGACCCCGGCCGGCAGGAGTACCGCGAGGTGGCTTTTGACGACCTGCCCCCGCTGGTGGTGTGATGTCCGCGCACGAGCGCCCCGGCATGTCCGGCTGGGTCAGCCTCACCATGGCCGTGACCGCGCTGGCCATCGAGCTGACCCTGTTCGTGGTCCTGGTGATGTGCGCGGTCAGGCTGTACTCGGTGTTCTGGCCGCATCGGTGACGATTCCCCCGCCATGGCAGGACTCAGCGGTCAGCAGGTCATCATCGACGTGCGGGAGGCGGCGCGTAAGCTCATCCCGCCGCCGGAGCCGGCCGGGGTGACCGAGGCGGCTGAGTCCGCCGAGCGCTTGATTGAGGCAGAGCACCTGGCCGGCCCGCAGAAGTGCCCGCTCGGGCACGACCAGCCGTCCGGGGTCCGGTTCTGCGGCCAGTGCGGGCTCGACATGTCCGCGCCGCCTCCCGGCCAGGTGAGCCTGGAGGACGCCCGCCCCCGGCCGACCGAGTCGCTGACCCCGGCCGAGCGTGCCGAACGCGACCGCCAGCACCTGGAGGCCATCGCCGCCGCCGCGCAGTTCGAGCACCAGCCCCAGGTCTTCGAGCAGTACGAGCCCAAGCCCGGCGAGACTATCGTCATCCACTTCGTGGAGGACGGCCTGACCGCGTTCGGCAAGGTCTGGTACCGGGGCGAGGAGATCGAGATGGGGCCTGATCACCCCCGTTGGCCGGACGCCCGGGGCTGGATTCTGCTGGACAAGTGGCAGCAGTACGACCGGTACGGCAAGCAGTTCTTCGACCGTGGCCCGTGGCCCGGCCAGCGCGGGTTCACCGGGGCGAGTTTCGAGCGGCTCGCCTCCGGCAAGGACTCCGAGGGAAGACCCACCGGGTGGTTCGCAGGCCCGTCCGAGGAGGAGCTACGCCAGGCAGAGCAGGCAGCCCTGAGGCGCGGCCGGTCCGTGCCCGCCTCCGCTTTCAGGTAGGCGGCCGTGACCTTCCCCCCGGGCCTGCCCACCATCGTGGTCACCGGGACCGACATCACCGACCTGTCCGGCCAGCCCCTCAACGGCGTCATCATCTTCAGCGTCGCTGCACCGGTAGCAGATCCGGCCGTTAGCGCGCTGCTGGAGGGGTCGGCCACGGGCGAGGTGACCGGCGGAGTCATGGCCCCGATTCGGCTGGTCGCCACAGATTGCGTCTCCCCGCCCTTCACCTACACCATCACGCAGCACCTGGTCACGGCGGACGG